AAGTACAAAAAATACAGCATTAGGTTCTTCTAAAACTTTTAGAGTTGATATCTACACAGGGCCAGTTTCTGGCCCAAACCCACCTGCGAGACTTCGCCAAGATCAGAAACTTGGTTGCAAATATAATGAAAAAGTTTACAAATATTATGTTTCTCAAACACAAAATGAAGATTCAAAACACGGTAGCGAAAAATCATCAGATAAACGTTCTAGTTTTTTTAGCTCTTCATTTGTCAAATTTGCTCCAATTGCGTTAATACTTGGTTCTATTTTTGTTTTCTATACTATCAGTAATGTTTTTGAAACTTACGCACCAGAAAAAAAAATTGACGATATTCCGAAAATTTCAAATTTTAAAGAAAATCCAGATTTACAAAAAGTTCCATCTAAACCGAAAATCTCAAATCCATTTCACGATATGAAGTCAAATATAATTTTCAACTCGGGGGTTTTTCCTGAGATTGAATATAAGATCAAGTTTTATAATTTTGATAGTTCTGTTGATATTAATGTAGAATCTTTAGAAAATCTCGGTTTTAAAGTAACTAAAATTAACTCATGTATGATTTCTCTTTTATATCAAAATATCAAATCATTCATTTACTGTCCAAATCACGAAGATAAACGTTCTACAGTTTTCGCAAACAATTCTTTTTAATTATATTTCTCTTTCTTTTTTCTTTGCGAACAGCGAGAGCTAGAAAAAAAGAAGAGTAAATATATTCTCATATCATAAAACTTTACTGGTTTTTTATACAGTGTTTGGTTTTACTGGTTTTTTATACAGTAATGCTATTTACTGGTTTTTTATACAGTGTAATTATTTACAGCACTGGTTTATTATACAGTAATGCTATTTACTGGTTTTTTATACAGTGTTTGGTTTTACTGGTTTATTATACGGTAATGCTATTTACTGGTTTATTATACAGTAATGCTATTTACTGGTTTTTTATACAGTGTAATTATTTACAGCACTGGTTTATTATACAGTAATGCTATTTACTGGTTTTTTATACAGTGTAATTATTTACAGCACTGGTTTTTTATACAGTAATGCTATTTACTGGTTTTTTATACAGTAATTCTATTTACAGTATTTGATTTAGGGTTTTCTCTTTTAGTTGATAGTAGTGTTAGCCCTTTTTTTTAGCTGCTTACGTGTTAATACAAGCCTTCTGTATTGATTTTGCTAATGCTGCGATAGTTTAAGCAACGAGAAAAAGTATTCGTTTGATTTTATGTTACATAGTAAAGTATAGGTTCTAAATGGGGGCTTTTTGTTTTGTCCCTTTTCTTTTTGTTGGTTTTTATCCGGTTTTGTCGAGGTCAACTATATACAAATTAATGCTTGCGTTAGCGCTAACGGTTTGGTATTATATAGTTACTGAAACAAAACAACCAAACAGGAAAAAACAAAATGAATTTATCAAAGATCAATCTAACCTCAGATCAAGCCAAATTTGCTTTGATACTAGAGCAGCACCCTCAACTATTTAATATTTGGAATTTTGAGAAAGCTGAATATGATGTTGCCGCTATGCGTGAATACTTGGCTGTGTGCTCTACTGGTGAGAAGATTATGGCTAATTTTTTTATAGCAGTGTGGACGCGGGACAATACCAATGGCTTTGATATTTTCGAGGCGCTAAGATTGTTGGGCAATAAGGAGTTAAATGTTATTAAATCTTGGGTGGCTGATCCGTTTTGGCCTTGATTATGATGGTCTAGATGGGTATGAATTTATTCTTTGTTTTGTCAAATCTTTTCAAAACGCACTAGGTTTCTATCCCTCGATGAATTTTAATTATGTGTTTTATTTTTGTACGTGAAATTTTCTTGCGTTTTTAAAGGGTTTTACAACATGCTTCTGGTCTTCACCCTTAACAAGAGGGAAAAGAAAAAATGCATTACGCTTACAGCTCTTAGATTGTTTTCTTACCCCGTTTCTAACTGTACGCAAACCCCCCAAACATTTTTTTTCTTTTTTCGCGCTGTTGAATGGGTTCTTTATGTTTTTATTTCTGTTTCCCTTTGCGTTAGCTCTAATGTTCTTCTATTATCTAGTAACTCAAACAAAAAGAGAAAAAGTATATGATTGATAAATTAACTATTTTCAAACCGAAAACAGGCGCACAAAGAGTGAAAGAATGCGAAGATAGACACAGAGCACTCGGACAGTTTGGTCGCAAAGTCTGGGCAACAGCAGAAGAACACGAAGAAATAAAGTCTCTTTTAAAAACTTTAAGAATTTAATTATGCTTGATAAATTAGTTCTACATATTCCTTTTTTTTCCGAGCATGTCGTTTTGCTTAGCAATGATCAATCTCATATGCCTCTTTCTTCTCTTCCGACAGTAAATAGAGAAAATCTTATCGCTGGAAATGTTGTGCTTAATGACGATGGATCAACATCTGTAGGTATTTTAAAAACCAAGTTCGAGTCTTTACCGAGCAGTCACACTGGAATGGCTTTCAAGATTTTCGAAAACGGCATGAATTGCGACCCTTTTGTAATGATTAAGTGTTCCCCTGTTAAACTGTTGCAGGGTCATAATCTTTATGGTTTTGACTGTATGCGTAAGGCTGCGGAGAACATGCTAGCATTCATGTTTAATACGTTTCCTGAGCTGTCACAAATGCTCGATGTGCGAAATACTCATGTGTCAGAATTTGATATTAAATATTCCGTGTTGATTCCCAATCCAGAAAATAAAAAATTATTCCTAGATCATCTCAAAAACATTACAAAAGGTCAGACTAAAAGTGGTAATTCTTATGAAACAACTGCCTATTGGGGGACTAAAAATACACGTCTTACAAAACAAAAAGCCTATTCTAAAATAGAGGAAATGTTAAACAGTATTCCATCTTTACGTAAGAAGGGTTTTGAAAAATCCGCTGATTTGGTTGAAACGCTATCTAAAACTGAATGGGCAAAATCTTCTGTCGGCTTTGAAGCTACATTTCATAAAACTTATTTAGAGCGGCGAGCAATCCCCACAAAATTGATAGATCTGTTAAAATATCTAGAAGAAAACGAAAATACGTATGTTGATCTCTGGAAAGAGTCTTTTAAAAATATATTTGATGCGATGAGCGGCCAAACAATGACTAAAATGAATGACGAAATTATATACAAAAATATTTATGATGGTTTTCATACAGTTAGCGAAAAAACAGGAAAAGTCGGCTCGGTTAAAGTTAATCGGCTATTTGCTTTTTATCAATCCATTAAGGCTTTAGGTTTTGTTCATCTAAAGAGTATTACTTCTAGTTCTGCATTTTCGCGTAATATGATTGATTTGTGTACTTGTGGCATTTCACTTTCTACTTTGCAGAATCTAAAAAAAGATGCTGGTAAAGTTGTTTTTCAAGTCTCCCGCTTCATTCAAGTCGATTTTGATCGTCAGTGTCCACCAGATTATAAAATGCCGCCTGATTTATACGCTGCTTAAAGATGTGCACTATCTTTAATAGTGCACTCTTGTCCCTAAAACGGGAATTTTGGTTTAATTCTTAACCTATCATCTTTTTTTCCTATTCTTCTTTTAGATCATTTATCCCCTTTTTTTCTTCTGTTACTAAGTGTTTTTTGATCTTTTCGTATACGTCAGGATAGTCTTTTTGTATCGCTTCTACGATAGCTATTGAAGCGTACTTACTAATTTTTATTCCTTCGAATGCTTTCGCTATCTCAAGCGCTTTGTGGCAAGAATCTGATATCTTTAGCGTTTTACTCATATCAATTAAGTCCAAACTATCTTTGTTAGTTAAATACTCATAACACATTTTCATTCCCTTTTTTTATTTTACACTTATTTCTTAAAAACCATTGATTTTTTGATAATTTTAAACTAAATTACTTTAAACAAAGTAGAAAAGTAGAAAAGTATTATTTGTAATTGATAATCATTCTTTTTAAAAAGAGATCATAACATGAGCGACGTATTAATTTTAGAAGTTATTGAAAACCATCATTCTGCCTTTTCGGTCGGTACTGGCGAAAAGTTGCGTTATAAGCAAAAAATATTTATGCATAATGGCGGCCCTTTTCCTATTGAGTGCAAATTGAACATAAACTCTCCTGTCGAAGCCTTACCCGTTGGAAAATATTTTTTAACACCAGCGGCTTTTCAAGTCGGAAAGTGGGGCGATCTGGAAGTAAACCACTGGGAACTTCGTAACAATCTTTTACCTGCTCAACCTTTCCACTTTAAATCTCACAAGTAATTATGAATTCTTTTCAATGCCCAGGTGATTTAGAACAATTAAATTCCACTACTTTTCAGTGTTCAGAAAACTTTGCATTGGTATCCAGTTCAGGTTCGTTCGACCCAGCTACGCTTGACCCGATCTTGATAGCTGGCGCAGTAGGAGCAGGTTTTTTCTGCTTAACAGCATTATTTGTTTCAATTTTTGGAATGAAAATGCTTATCAAATCAGTGAAATCCTTCACTTAAACTTAACTTAAAAGAGTAAATATTATGGATGCGGCAGCTGTTACAGCAATCACAAGCGCAGTAGATTTTGGAACTATCATAACAGGTATTGGAGCAGTCGGAGCAGCTTCAGTGCTTGTCGTAATTGCCATGGTTGGGGTTAAAAAACTCGTATCAGCGGTAAAAGGTTCTTAGTCTAACGTAATAATTAGATTTTCTAGTTATGGAAATTGGGCTTCGGCCCTTTTTTTTGGAGTAAAAATTATGGCTGACTTATATTATTTTGCGTTTTTTTGTGCAGGCTTGATGTTGAGCTTTCAACTTTGGAAAGATTTATTATGAAAAAAATACTATTTCTTATCCTAATTTCTTTATCTTCTAGCTCATTTGCTGCTTCTTATTATGCAAATCAATGCGCTTCAGATTCTAATTATTATCAAAATATCGTTGTTAATAAAACTTATAATTGTCTACAGGGCACTACCTCGCTAGGCGGTGATTGTTTTTATCCTGTGGCTTACAAAGAATCTTATGGTGGATCGTGGCTTTATTTTGCTTGTGGTCAGGGTGAAGATTGGGGACTCTATGATGTGGATTCTGATGGAATTTTAAACGGTGTTGATACACTTCCATATGAACCTCAAATCGATAATCCTATTGACGATAACTTCAGTTGCACAACTGACACACGAACAGAAAAATATTCGAATATTAATGTTGATTTCACAGGTAATTCGATTTATTCGCATTCAACAGATTATTGTTATTACGAAGTTCTTTCACAAACGTCTATAGATAACTCGTCATGTAAATTATATGATTTGCAGGGCACTGGCGAAGTTGCTGATTCTGTAAATGAAACTGGTGGAGATTCCTGTTCTTGTGATTCTGGTTATTCAGAACAAAATGAAATTTGTGTGCAAGATAATATTCCGGATGATAATGTGTACGATGGAGCATCATTCGCCCCGATCCCGCCAAACGATACGCTCTATAAAGTGACTGCTTGTCACATAAATGACTTGGAACAAGCTGCTAGTTATATACCAGTTTATGCTACTGAATTTTATGAGAAACATAACGTTGAAGAAAATTTCGATACTTGTTCTTTTAATGAATCACAGGAATATACATTTTCGCAATTAGTTTCGTTGCTCTCCCCGCATATTCCAACCCATCTTTTTAATAGAGATGACATTGTAATTGATTTTGATCACGCATTTGAAAACTTCCCAGGTCATTCTACGTCTCAAAATCATTTTACTGCAGAAATTGAACATTATGCTTATGGTGTTAGCACAGACCCTATAACGCCAATTTTCGGTATTAGGACTGCTGGTAGTCGCATAAGATTGTTTGGCCCATACAACGTCGAACGGCAAAATTTTGTCTCTACTTGTGCTAAATATGGAAGTTACCCTGTCAGTGTTCCTGTTATTAACAACAACAACTCTGGTGATTCGCCACAATTTTGTTTTTCTTATTTGGAACTAGAAATAGTAGAAGAAGAAGAAGAAGAAGAAGAAGAAGAAGAAGAAGAAGATCCTGATCCGGCACAGTGTGACACTTCGAAATCAGATTACGCAGAATGCTTGGGTATTAATTCACGACTTGAAGAAATCAGAGATGGTATACGAGGTATTAATAATAATGAAGATATTGTTGAAGCTATCGATGCTCAGAATAATGACGACATTGTTAACGCTATTGCAGCTCTAGATTTTACTTCTGATTCAACAGATATGACAACAACCGAAAATTTGTTGGGCTCTATAAATGAAAAATTATCTGAATCAGAAAGCAGTACCTCACAAGCGCACACTACAAATGATTCGACATTAGACACGTACGAAAAAGTTAATACAAACGTCTATAACAGAATAAAAACATCACCCATCATTAGCTCTTTTTCATCTGTTACCGAAGTTTTTTCTGGAGAAGGAACATGTCCTCAGCCATCCTTTGATCTAACAAATACCATTATTGGTAACACATTTACCTTTTCTGGTCATTGCACTTTAGCAGAAGTTATAAGAACCCCAATCTCACTAATTTTCACAGTTGTTTATTCAATTGTTGGTTTTAGAATTTTAGCGTCAGCATAGGAAAAATTATGGAATGCTCTACATTTGATTTATTTTGCTTTATATCCTGGTCTTTCGCGGAATTTAAACTAATTTTTGTGAATATATACGCTAACATAATGGGTGGTCTTGCATCTCTTTTTGAGTCTATACCTGTACCCTCTTTTTTAGAAATGGGAAATTTGAATCTACCTTCTTCAGTGATTTTTTTCACTGATCTTTTCGTTTTGCCCCTCGGCGCTTCGATTATTGTAAGTGCTTATACACTCAGATTTATTATTAGAAGACTTCCGTTTATAGGATAAAATATGGCTATTAGTGCTTACACTGGTCTTCAACGTTCGGGAAAATCATACAGTGTTGTTGAACACGTAATAATTTCAGCGTTGAAAGAATCTAGAAAAGTTTATACAAATATCCCAATGAATGACGAAATGTGTTTACAAGATTTTGGGTGTCAAGTTGAGAATTTTAGTGTTATTGATATCCCGCTAGATTTTTTTGATTCTATTGAGTCTGGTTCTGTTGTCGTTATAGATGAGTGCTGGCGGCTTTGGCCTGCGGGAATGAAACCTACAACAATGTCTGAGTCTCATAAATCTTTTATAACTGAGCATGGTCATCGTGTGAAAAATGGCAAATGTATTGAAATTGCTATTGTTACTCAAGACCTTTCTCAGATTTGTACTTTTGTACGTAACTTAGTTGAAACAACATATAGAAGTACAAAAAATACAGCATTAGGTTCTTCTAAAACTTTTAGAGTTGATATCTACACAGGGCCAGTTTCTGGCCCAAACCCACCTGCGAGACTTCGCCAAGATCAGAAACTTGGTTGCAAATA